ATATAATAGGATGAGAAAATATCTTTAAGTTCTTTTTTAAAATATAATTAATTAATTTTGAGAAAAGAATATAAAAAACAAGTATTTGAAAAATAATTCCTAAAAGTTTAACCAAAGTTAAGAATTTTAAAATATTTTAATAGGTTCAAACAAAAAAAAAAAAAATTGTTGCTCCTCTTAAAAATGTTAAAAGCGACAATTCTCTTTTTTTTTAAAAAGGATGTGAAATTTATTAACAATTTCTTAATTATCTGTTTAAACTTTCATTTTTTTATATAAAATAGTGTAAAAAATCTTATATAAAATGGTAGAATTTGCTACTTTTGCTACTTTTTTAGTGGCATTTGCTACTTTTTTTGTGGCATTTGCTACTTTTTTTGTGGCATTTGCTACTTTTTTTGTGGCATTTAGTGGCACTGCCATTTTTTTAGTGGCATTTGCTACTTTTTTTGTGGCATTTAGTGGCACTGCCATTTTTTTAGTGGCATTTAGTGGCATTTAGTGGCATTTGCCATTTTTTGTTGCTACTTTTTCTAATTACTAGAAATCTTCATCTAAATTGAAAACTAAATGATTAAATAGATCAATTATTCCTCCTAAATACATATCATCTAAAAATACAATTGGAAATGTAATTCTGTCTTTTTTTATCTTTTTTCTCATTTCTTTGATGAATGTTTCTCTATCATTTTCAAGTAAATCATCACAATTGATAATAATAGTTTCTTCTTTATGCAATAATTTTTTTGCAGTGATGCAATCAGGACAATTGGATTTAGTGTATAATAGGAACATATATATTCAGATCATATTTTTAATTTTGAAAGTTTATGTATGGGTAATTTTATATAATATTCCCAAATTACCACAAAAGATAATAGGAAAGAAATGAAGCAGTATAAGGTTTAGAATTTGCCCATCTTGCATTTCTTAATTTGAATCTTCTTATGCGGTCTAAATTTTTATGCTTGGTTGCGTCTTCGTAACCCATCTCGCCAAAATCCACATACTTATTCGTTAAAGGATTATATATTCTGTATTTTTTTGTCTTCCTTGGACTGAATGTTATTTTTGCGTCTTTTCCAAGTAATTTGTATGCCTTTTTTTGAACCACATTTGGATTGCTGTATCTATCAATATCCTTGTAAGTCTCATAAATATCCATTTCATTATTATCCATATATGTATATAGTGATATTAAAATTCTTGGTTTAATTTACTTTTGGGTTTTTTGGGTTTTTTGGGTTTTTCCATTTTATATATTATAACTAAAATTAGGTTTTTACTATATTTATCATATATTTATCATATTTTTATCTGAATATTATTTATATGAAAGACCTATTAGATATTAAAAATTTATTAATCGATGATTTGATTGAAATAAAACGGACTAAAATTAAAATATATAACCAAACTCAAAAAGAAAGACGAAAAGAAAAGAAGAGACAATTGATTGAGAAAATTAAGGAAGAACGATTAAAAAATTCGATAATTTTGGATAATTTTTAATCTAAACTTTAAGTATAGATAATGGAAGAAATTAAGGAAGTTTCGTTGGAAAAATCTAAAAAATATATGAATATGATTGATGGAAAAATGGTTATTTATTCTGGTCACGCATTTTCTGACATAAAATTTGATACTGATGATGAATTGATTGAACATATGATATATGAATGGAATAGATGCAAACAATACATAACACCATCAAAATTTTATAATCCATATGTCAACACAAAATTTGAATGGCCATACTTTTCACCTGACGAATACGTGACAACTGAATATATAGATTTTATGAATGATACGATTCTTCAATTTGAAATAAATGACATTAATAACATTGATGCTTTAAATTTTATTATTTTAAAATTTAGTGACTTGATTAAAAGAGTGAGTACTTATAATTTTAAGATGTTTATATACGTACACTTTATCATGTTGCTAATACAGAATTGTACTAAGAATGAAATTGATTTAATGTCGATGAATAGAATTAATTACCATAGAAATAATTAGTTAATTAAGTTATTTTGAATATTTTTAATCTAAACTTTAAGTATAGATAATGGACCTTAAAGAAGAATTGAAAAAGAAAAGAAGCAATTTGTCAGACAATTCAATCAAGACATATACATCAATACTCAAAAATTTGCATAAAAAAGTATTTCAAAATAAGGAAATGGACATGTCAGATTTTGACAACTGCGATGACATTTTAGAATATTTAAAGGATCATCCATCAAATAAAAGAAAAACAATTTTATCAGCATTAGTTGTATTAACAGGAAAAGATGATTACAGAAATAAAATGAATGATGATGTTGTTGAATACAACAAAGAAATTGGAAAACAAGAAATGACACAAACACAACGAGATAATTGGATTACAACTGATGAAATTAAAGCAATATTCAAAGGATTAGAAGATGATGCAAAAATGTTGTATAGAAAAACAAACAAAACTAATGCGGATATTCAACAAATTCAAAATTATGTCATTGTAGCATTATGTTCTGGTTTATTTTTTCCTCCAAGACGTTCATTAGATTGGTGCTTAATGAAAATCAAAAATGTTGATAGAGATCAGGATAATTACATTGATAAATCAAAATTTTTTTTTAACAAATTCAAAACAAGTAAAAGTCATGGCAAACAAGAAATCGACATACCAATCCAAGTGAAAAATATTTTGAATAGATGGATTGGCATTAATGAGACTGATCATTTATTGCATGATAATAATGGCAATCCACTTACTAGCGTAAAATTGAATCAACGCTTAAATAGAATTTTCGGTGGCAAGAAAGTAGGAGTAAATAATTTTAGACATACCTATTTAACGGATAAATATGCCGAGACAAGTAAAAAAAATAAAGAATTATCAGAAGATATGTCAGAAATGGGATCGAGCCAAAACATGGCTATAAATTATATAAAGTTAAAATGATATAACAATTTAAAACATAATGGTTCATATAATTATTAGAATGCCTAATTATATGAATACTAAAATTTATCATTAAAGTTTAACTAAAATTAAAGTTTAAACACATAATATAGTATGTTTAACTAACATTAAGGATTAACTTTGTTTAAATAATGAATTTAAACCATTTAAACATTAATAAAATTAATTTTATTAATGTTTAATTACATATTATTAGTCATTTTTAGTGTTTAAACTTTAATTTTGGTTAAACTATCACCCACAATATACATTATTACCCAAAATAATGTATACTTAATGTTTAAATTAATTTATTCGAATACTTTTCATATTTAAACTTTAATTTTAGTTAATTCATTCATCTTCCAATCTTTCCATTTCAATCATTAAAATGTATTCACTTGTTCCAGTGTATAATGTTTGTAATGCACCATTTCTCAATGTTACTCTAATTTCTGATCCAGGAGTATAATTCCAATAAAAATTTACATTATCAGTTGGACTTGCTTTAAAATATGAAGTTGTACTACTAGTATTAATAATTTGTTGCATACTTCCTAAACAATATGATACTTGATTTCCTCCTACTGAATTAACGGAATATGCTTGTTGAACTGATGATGTTCGTAAATAAAGTGTTGGATTAAATGTGAAGGCAGCCGTCAATTCAACACCTCCTCTAAATGACCAACGACATCTATAATTTCCTGATGGAATATTAGTATTATTCATTATATAAACTTGGTCATTGACAGATGTAAATCTTTGAAAATAATCTGTGCTATTAATTACCAATACGAATTTATTCATTGTAGTCATTTTATATTATACCTTAATATAAAATAATTATGCAAATACACTTCTTAATTCTTCACCTGTTTTTGCAATTTCTTGTCCACGCTTCTGAATATCTGAAATATTTTCCAATTGTTTTCTAACTCCTCCTTTTTTATACTTGCTTAAATCGCTAACATCAGATAATTGCCCTGCTCCTTTTGCTCCTAATCGACTAGCTTGGGATATCATTCCAGCGCCACTTGCTATTGTAGAACCAAATGGCAATGCCTGTGTTATTGGAGATGAAGCTATTTTTCCAGAAATTTTAGAGACTTTTCCCAACACATTCTCTGCTTGACCAGCACTTTCTGATATTTGTTTCGCTATTGCTGGTCCTTGTTCTTTAATTTTATTAACCACTCCTGAGGTTTTCTTAAATACATCTTCACCAACATCTGACGCTTTTTTAAAAACATTTCCAGCTCCATGTGAAACTTTCTTGAAAATATTGTGTAAATTTTTCATATCTATATAACATATTCAATCAAAAAAAATCATTCTAAATAATACTTATGAAAACTATTTAAAGAACTATTTATGCATCATCTTTTACAATTATTTCATCCCAATTCTTGAACATACGACCATTATCTGAATTTATGTATAAAAATGAATGAGGTTTATCATAAACTATTTTTGCTACATCATTTATCAATTCTTTATTTTGTTCTTCTAAAATTTCATCAAATATTTCTGTTAATGCTCTTTTATTAACTTTGAATATAAAGAAATTTGTGAATAATCTTCTCATTTCACGACTTACACTATAAAATGTTTGAACCAAAAATATCACTGATATGCGTAGATGTCGACGATTCATCATCAATTCATTGAATAATTTTAAAGTATCTTTATTCTTTAAATATGCACCCATATCATCAAAAATTAGACAAAATTTTAATTTGGTTTTACAATCATTATCATTGTCTTCTTTGCACATTTCTATGACATCATTCAAATTATCATAATTCAATTCATCATACATTCTTTCTTCATCTAATTGATTTAATGCCCCATCTGTCATTGATGCTCTTGATCTTGGAGGACAAAATAAATATATTTTAGAGTATTTACCTCTCAAACCATTTCTATTACTAAATAAACTTTGGACAAATGTAGTTTTACCCTGACCTGGTTTTCCTATTATTAAAGTAGCACTTGATTGTTTATTGAATGCTATTTTTAGCAATTCATAATTATTTAAGACTGGATTCAATTCAAAATCACATATACATTCTGGTATTTTCAATTTAGGATGTTTATGTTCTACTATTTCAATATTCATATATTAATACGTGATAAATTATTTTATTGAATATATGTAAGCAATGCCTTTCAAAATTAGAAAATTGAGAAATAAAGATTTATATCAAGTTAAAAATACAAAAACAGGACAAATTCATTCAAAGCATTCCACATTATCAGATGCAAAAAAACAAGTTAGATTGTTATATATGATTGATAAACAAAAAGAAATAGATAAAATTCCTCTTCCAGTAAATCCATTTGAAGAATTGAAAACTTACTTCAAATAAAAAAAAATATATTCATTTAGTATAATGCCTCCAAAAAAAAATATTAAAAATACTACTTTGAAACAAAAGCAAAATAAAGCAAAACAACAACAACAGCAAGGTCAAAATGTAAAAATAAATATCAATGTTGGCGATAAACCATCAAAAAGAAAGCCAAGAACTACTAGACCAAAACAACCACCAAAACAACCTCCGAAACCTACACAATTACCAACTCCACAAGTTCAGTATGTTCCTATGCATTTAGTTCAACAACCAGCTACATATTTTACTCCTCCTGTTTCAGCTCCTCCTATTGTAGCACCTCCTACAACTACAATAACTCCTATTGTAGCACCTCCTATTGGTCCTCCTATTGGTCCTCCTGTTGGTCCTCCTATTGGTCCTCCTGTTGGTCCTCCTATTGGTCCTCCTATTGGTCCTCCTGTTGGTCCTCCTATTGGTCCTCCTAGACTTAGAAGAGCTAGAACTGGACCAATAACCACACCAAGTGGCCCACCTATCATTACACCTCCTACAATTAGAACTGGAACTGGACCAACTATTGTTCCTATAAATCCTTTATTAAATCCTCCAT